TACTGTACGCAAAATGCTTGATGACTTTCAAGCAAACAACCCGAATTTATTCACAGAAAAAGATAAAATTATTTAAGTAGGATTAGGTTATGAAACATTTAGTTGGAAAAAAGATTACTAAAAAAGTTGAATTTATGGATGATACTGTAGAGATTAAAAAGCTCTCTGTTGTAGAAGTTCGGAAAGTTCAAGAAATTGTAAAAAAGAACGAAAAGAATAAATCTGAAGAAGCTCAATTAAAACTACTTCAGGATGTAATTAAACTTGCAGTGCCTGAAGCGGAAGATCTTACTGATGATGATTTTAATACTTTTCCAATTGGGGAGCTAGCGAAGCTTACTGATGAAATTATGGTTTTCTCGGGGCTAGCGGGTGCTCAAGCTGAGGGAAACTAACCGATGAGGAAATGCTGATCTACGAAATTGCTTATGAGTTGAAATTACCAGCATCCTATGTTGAGCATGAAATGACATATACAGAACTTCAAAATTGGGCTAAGTTTTTTAAAAAAAGACCAATTGGCTGGAGAGATGATCAAAGGGCTTATATGTTATTAAGCGCACAAGGTGTAAAAGCGTCTGCTGAAAATGTATTCCCAACGTTAAGAATGATTAAAGAAGACGAAATTAACTCACAAAAGCCAGATCATGCAATTCCAAAAGGTAAATTCTTAAACCTAATTAAGAAAGCTAAAAATGGAGATTCTTCTGGCTGGAACTTATTATAGGGGTTCTTATGGCTGACAAGATCTCATTAGAAGTTGTAAACTTCAAAAAAGAATTAAAACGAATTGAAGAAGAAGTTTTAGAGCTTGGGCAGATTGGTGTCCATGAACAAATAGACTACGCTACAGATCAACTAAGAATAGTAACTCCAGTAGATACTGGTGAAGCCCGAAAGGGCTGGCGTAACAAAAAGTATAATAATATTTTCAGACCAGAATCTGGAGTTATTATTAATGATGTAGAACACATTGTATATCTCAATAATGGTAGTAGTCAACAAGCACCTAAATATTTCATTGAACAAGTGCTTTCTACCATTGGTGTTTTAACCTCAGACTAATAGATTGCCCTTGATGGCCTTTGTTATATGCAAAGCTTGCTGTCAAGGGCTTTTTTATTAAAATAGGAGGATAATATGGCGGTTAATATAAGAGTAAACGCTGATACAAGAAATGCAAGGGGTGAACTAAAAAAGCTTGAAGGTTCTGTAGCTAATATTGATAAAACTACTAAAAGAGTTTCTCAATCTTTAACAAGATTAGCTAGCGGAATTGCTACTGCTTTTGGAACAGCTATTGCAGTAAAATCAATTAACAATACAACCAATTCATTAATTGAATTAGAAAACAGAATTGCACTTGTAACTGGTAGAACAGATCAGTTAGCAAAATCATTAGATAATGTTTATACAATTGCAAGAAATGCTAGACAGCCTGTTGAGCTAGCGGCAGAAACATTTAATAGGCTTGGCCTTGCTTTAAGAGGTTCTGGTACTAGTCTTCAAGATATTGAAAAAGCAACACTAGCTATTCAAAGAGCTGTATCAATTTCTGGGGGCAATATCGAATCAGCCAGAGCAGCTATATTTCAGCTAGGGCAAGGTTTGTCTGCTGGAGCGTTAAGGGGGCAAGAACTTAACTCTGTATTAGAACAAGCTCCACGTATTGCCATTGCTATTGCTGATAATCTTGGCTTAACAACTGGCCAATTAAGAGAAATTGCAGCTGAAGGTAAAATCACAGCAGATGTTGTTTTACAAGCTTTGCTTAATCAATCTAGCAAACTTGAAAGAGAATTTAGTGATTTAAACCAAACTTCAACACAAGCCTTCCAAGTTATGAGAGATACTATTGGAAGAGTTGCTGGTGAGATTAGCAGAACTATTGGCTTCACTCAAGCATTTACTGATACATTTAATCGTATAACCGATGCAGTATTGAAAGGTGGCAATGCTTTTGAAATAGGCCTATATGCGGGCATTGCAGACGTTGTAGATATTTTAAGAGATGCAGAAATTGTTTTTAATGCAGTTTCTAAAGTAGCTATAGCTTTTACCACTCGTTTAGGTCAAGCTATTGGTGACTTAATTACTCCTACAAGAACTCTATCTGATGAAATATTTGCAGGCTTTGTTGGTGCTTATTTAAAAGTATCTAATGCTTTCGCTAGGTTATCTACAAATATTAGATCTCTTTGGGACTCTCTTTTGTTTGGCGTTACGGGTGGTCTTGTTAGTGATTTATTTGATGTCAAGACCGTTGAAGAGTTTAGCTTGAAAATGGAAGAGTTAGCAGAAAGAATTATTCTTTATGAAAACAGATTTGTTAACTTAGGTAATCTAACTAAAAATATCTTTTATTCATCTGTAAACTCTATTCAAGATGCGTTAATTTATGTTGGAATTTTAAATCAAAGCTTATTCAGATTTAGAACAAGCTCTGCTACAACATTTGAAATTGTTGGAGAAATAATTCTGGCAGTATTTAAAGAGCTTTATAGAAACTTAAAACAACTGCCAATTGTTACTGAATTACTAATTTCATTTTATGTATTTTCTCAAACTGTTAAGCGAGTATTAGAGGGTTTAGAAAATGATGTGGCTAGAATTTTAGGAAGAGTTAGCACTTTATTTAATAAACTATTTAATGACATTATTAGTAAATCTACCCAAGCAATGAATTTTGTTAAAGGCATTATTACGAATGCACTAATTTTTATTGAAAGAATGTTCTTTTGGGTGTATGATCAAGTAATTGGTAACTCATGGTGGACAGACACTATGGAAGAAACTTATGGCTTGGCAGTTAAATATTTAAATAAAACTGTACAAGTTGTTAATAACTTTTCTAACAAAGTGATAGACGCATATAAAAATGTTTATACGAAGTCTAAAACCTATTTAAGTGATTTATATAATAATGAACAAATTAAAATTACAATAAAAACAGAATTTGAAGAATTTTCAAAAGATCCGTTTAAGTATTTTAAGGAGTCTGTTTTAGGAATTGCCGAAAGTATTTTAAAACCTATTGGCAAAATAATTGCAGAAGCTTATAAAGAAATTTCTCAGATTTCGCCTTTATTGTCTGGCATACTCGTAGCAGCATTTGGCGCAAATTTAGTAGCATTAATTAGCACTAGCATTTCAACTGGTATTTTAAAAGTTGTAAAGGGTGGGCTTATTGCTACTGCTTTTGGTTTTATTTCTTCCGCCTTTGGCGATGCAATTCTTGATTCTGCTGTATTACAAGATTTTGGCAAAGCATTGGGCGCATCTGCCGGAGCACTTTTTGAAGTAATTATTGCTAATATTCCAAATATTGTAAGGGCATTCTTTCAAATTGCCAGAGGATTTGGCCAAGCTTTAGCAGATGAAATTTCAGGAATACCTGGTCTTCTATTAAAAGGCATTACCTCAATTGGGTTATTTGATTGGATTCCCGGTGCAATTGCTTTAGCTTTAACTGCTTATTTTACTGGCTTTGGACCTACTAAAATTATTGACAACTTTATTAAAGAGCGTCAAGACAAATTCGATAAAGGCGGAAATAGAATTAGCTTCTTAGAATCAGTATTGATTGGCAAAGGTGGTGGAAGAAGAACTTTAGCTAAATATGCAGGGCTTATATTTGCTGCTGATCAGGTCTTAAGATCTTTTATTGGTGATAATATGCTTACTGATGTAATTATTGCAGGAGGTATATTTTCTCAAATATTATTTGGAGGTAAACAAGCTTCTCAATTAATATTGCAATCACAATCTATTATACGGGGGATTGGGCAAGGCTTATTGGGGCTTCTTACTACTGGTAATCTTAGTACTTTTAGCCAATTATTTTCTGATTCTGCTGACTTAATAAGAGATAAGTATCAAGGCACCATGGAAAATATTAGCTTTGCATGGTTACGCTTTAGTCGCAGATTTAGACGTCAAACAGCTGCAAACGCTGCTGCAAATGCACTTTCCCTTAATGTTATGAGTTCCGCTTGGGAAAGTTTTATGTACCGTACTGGAACTAGATTTGCAGCGTTTACTACGTTTATTAGGCGTCATATGGGCAAAATTGCAGCAGGAGCTGCTATTGCTTTTGCACTTATGCCTAGAGAAGCTGAAGCTGCAACAAGTGAAGTTTTGGACATTACCGACAATATGTTTGGCAGTATTGGTGCGCAAATTAGTCAATTTGTAGCAACCTACGGTGACGTAATTCTTTTTGCATTACTTGGAACAGGAGCAGGTGCAGCTATTGGTGTTGCAGTAAAGAAAGCTTTACAAGTTGCAGGTGCAGCTATTGCAAGCTTTGTTGGTGGTTTAGCCATTGGAAATACTGCAAGAGCAGGGATTCTATCACTAGCAATTCTTGGTGAAGGTTCTTTCTTAGCTGGACTTAGTGTTGTTTTAAAAGGCGCTGGTGCTGCTATTGCATCTTTTATTACTGGAACAATTGGTTTAGTATTAGCCGGAGCTACTGCAGCGGGCCTTGTGGGTATTGCACTTTTTGGTGAAGGTGATACTATCAGCGAACGTTTTGGTAATGCTTATGATGAAGCTATGAAATTCTTCGGGGGGATGTCCCGAGCGGCAAAACGATTAAAGAAAGACCTTGAAGGATCATTAAGCGGATTTGACAGCGTTGAAGGCTTTGCAGATGCTGGTATTAATGTTAATTTTGACAAACTTTTAGCTGGATTTAACTTCGAGAATGTTAACGAAAAACAAACTAAAGAGCTTGTTAAGGTTGCTAATAGAACAAATAGAGTTTTAGAATCTGCCAAACGTTCTATTGAGACTAGCGGTGAATTAAGTGCTTCAGAAACCCGTAGGGTTAAAAGAGCAGTTGATCTTGTTAAAATTGAAATTGGTAAAGCAAATAAGGGTAGCCCGGATGCTGGCTCTGTTGTTACTGGCGTTTCTTTTGCACCTATTAGCCAAGCAATTGCTAATCAAAGCGTTTCATTGGGCAATTATAATTCTGGAGATGAAAGAGGTCTTCTTAGACAGCTTGATATTAACAACCCAAGTGAAGCTCTTGTAGATTTAATTACTAATCTTCAAACAGCTTTTAGCAAAGGAAGTGAATTAGATGTTGCTTCTGCTATTTTATCTATTCAAGATAATGCAGAATTACAAGCAACAGAATCTGGCAAAGCTTTTGCAATTGTTATCGAAAGCCTTGGCGCTTCTCTTTCAGCTGAAGTAGAAAAAGGATTAAGCCCAGAGGGCAAGCTAAGATTAAATGACCTTATTGCTGATTTTGCTGCTGCATTGTCAGTTCCTTTGTCTAGAAATTTATCTGGAATTTCTGATATTCAATCAGGAATAAATAAAGAACTTGACGACGCTAGAGCAAACTATATCATTGGCTTAAAGACTTCTGCTGAAGAATTATTCAAAAGTGCAGTTAAAAACCTTCAGGCAGCTGCAGGTGAAGACGCTTTTGATATTGATGCTGACGAGGTGGCTAAAAGACTTAGCAGGAGACAATTAGTTGCGTTAACAGAACAACTAAATAACACAGCAATTGCTTATACTGAAGGGCTAGAGCGCATTGATGGCAACGAAGCAGGAGATGAATACCGTAAAAGATTTTTTGCTCGTTATGATGCTGCATTAAACGCAACAGCAGAAGGTATTGAAAAAGCTGCAGGATTAGCAGAAGGTAAGGTAGAAAAAGCCTTAACTCCTTTAGAAAAAATTAATCAACAATTATCAGAATTAGATATTGAAGAATTAATTGCTCCACCAACCTTGTTTAAAAATGAAGATTTCTTAGCAAGAGCTAAACAAATTTCTGTGCTTCAAAATGAAATCAATGATGCGGAAAAAGAATTAGCAAATAATAAGAATTTAACAAATAAACAAGTTCAAGAGCAAGTTGCTAAAATTGCCAACTTAAAAGCATTGCTTGAAAACACAGTACAAGTTGAAAATGCTAGAACTAATGCACTGATTCGATCAACAGATACTATCGAAAATGCGCTTAGTAAAGTTGAAAATTCAGTAAGTCTAGATCAAGTTTTAGGGTTTGAGCCTTCTAAAATTACTCAAATTTTAAAAGCAAGCTCTGCTATTGATCAACTATCATTAGCTCTTGCAAGAATTGCTCTTGTAGGGTCTGGTCAAGTTGATACTGGTATTATTGAAGCCTTAAAACGAGCAAGAGCAAAGGCGCAAGAGCAACTTGATTCTATTTTAGGTGGGGGTGATTCTAGCACAAAATCTGGCGGCGGCAGCGGAGAAAGTCCTTGGGAGAAATTTGTTAGTTCTCTTGGAGGAATTGGTTTCGAGTTTGGTTTAGAAAATACACTTAATCTTTCAGGCAAGGCTATGAAAGAATTAATTGGGTATACTAAACAATACGAAGCTGCCCAAAAGAAAGTCAATAAGCTTGCAGTAGATGATATTACAAATCGTCAAAAGCTTGCTAAAGAATTAGATACTATTCAGGCCAAAGTAGCAAATATTCTTGGTAACAGTACTTTTGCTAACCTTGACTCTGTTTTATCAGGGCTGGGCAGTCCTGTTGATGTGTCAGATATCCTTTCTAAACCTAGTGCTAATGTAAGAGAAATTCTTAAAAATACTTTGCGTTTAAGGGATATCGAACAAGAAATTGGACAACTAACTGTTGATCAAATTGATAAAGCTAGAGAGTTGTTTGCAGAAGCAGAAAAGATAAAGGCTAGTTTAGAAGGCAATACTGTTGGAGCTGACTTTGCAGAAAGCTTTAAAGGAGATTTTGAAAACGGATTAGCCGAAGCACTTAAAACAGGTGACTTCAAAGAATTCGGCAAGATGCTACTTGATAGCTTTACTAATTCTGTTATTGATGCCTTTGCAAAAGGTATTACTGAAGGCTTGTTTGGTGAAAATGGATTGCTTGGAAGTTTGTTCCAAAATATCTTTGACTGGTCAAAAGGTGTTGGTAAAACTGTTACTGGCGCTGCAGAAGCAGGTACTCAGCAAGGTGCTGCTATTGGTGACTTGTTTAAGAATATTGGCAACTTCTTTAAAACTATTTTCAAAGGATTATTTAGCTTTATTGGTGGTATTTTTGGCGGTGGCGGTGGTGCAGCTTTGTATCAAGGTGGTGTTGTCCCAAATAAGTCATTCCAATATTTAAATTCTGGTGGTATTGTTAACCCTCAAATTGGCAAAGACAGTGTACCTGTTATGCTTACTCCGGGTGAGTATGTATTACCAAGTAAACGAGCTGCTGAATTGTTAAAAGGCGAAAATAAGTCTACACAACAAACAGTAGTTAATCTTAATGTTACTGGCGATATCTCACGTCAGACAAAGAAGGAAGTTATGAAAATGATTCCTCAAATTGCAGCTGGCGTAGGAACTGTTAACAGAGAGAGAGGCTAAAACTATATTGGGAATCCCTTCGGGGGTTCCCTTTTTTATCAAAAATGTCAACAAAAAAAGTGAGAAAATTAACGCATCTATAATGATATAACGTCATATCAAAGGAGAAAAAATATGACTGCTATCTTTACTATATACGTATTGCTTGCTGCGTTTTTAATGTCTCTAATGACATTTAAAATTTCTAAGTACAATGGTAGGAACCCATACTTGTGGGCTATACTAGCGTTTTTCTTTGGAGCATTTCCAATGGCTTACGTTTTCTTTGCTAAACCAAAGAATAAATAAAAGTTACACCTGAGCATGTGTTAAAACTGCTCAAAACTATGTTATAAAAGTGAGAAAATTATAGCATCTATAATGATACAATAAAGTATCAACAACGCAAGTGCAAACCAAGAGGAAAATAATCATGTCTGCAATTATGTTTGTTATCGTAGCCATCGTAGCAATTTTGTTTGTATTTAAGACTGTAAAGCTAGTAATTTCTGATTATTTAGTTAATACTGTAAAGAAGCGTAAATACAGAAAGCACGGATTTTCTGTATATCATGCTGATAAAAAAGACAAAGCAGCCGCTCTTAAAAAAGAGTATGCTGTTGTGTATTAACCAAATAGCCCTACGGGGCTATTTCTTTAAAATCAGGAGAATCAAAATGTTACAGTATCCTTTCCAGTTTTTAGTTTCTTTAATCATTCGTATAGGTTGGCACAAATATACTGATGAAAAGGTTTACGTAATAAATCGTTACGTAATAGTGTTGCTAATAATTATTGGTCTATCTTTTTCTGGATTGTCAAGCATCCCCTACATGTTAGGGTTTTTCTTAATAGATTTTTTGTATTATATTAGTAAACAAATTGACAAAGAAATAGAAGTAAAAAACTTTATTGCTGCACTTATAAACATGTTACCTGAAAAAACAGAGGTAGAAAATGCCGAAGAAATCAAAACCAAATAATGAAAGTTGGTCAAGTTCTATTGCTTTTGGTCTTTGGGATGCAGTCTCAATTATACCAAAATTTTTGTTTAGACCCCCGCTCTCAGTTGTAATCATGGAATGTCCTAAACACAAATGGGAAGATGTTATGAAAGATGCCTTAAAAGAGGCTATGGAGAATTAGAATGATTGAAGCAGTAATGTGTCTAGCTCTAAATATGTTCTTTGAAACAAGGCACGAGGGTCCAGTTGCTCAAATGCTTGTTGCAGAGGTAACAATGAACCGAGTTAATGATCCTCGGTTTCCTAATGATATTTGTAGTGTAGTCTGGCAAAATAAACAGTTTAGCTGGACTCACGATGGTAAGTCTGATAACCCTGAAAACATGAGTTATCTTGATAGACAAGCTTGGGATCAGACTAAACGCTTAGCTCAAGAGCTTTACGACAACCCTCGCCTGTTACCAATTACAGGTGCAACTCACTATCATGCTAAGTATGTAAAACCATACTGGGCAATAGCTGACGATATAGAACAAGTAGCTCACCATGGTGATCATATTTTCTATGTCTGGAAAAAGTGAGAAAACTAACACATCTATAATGAACAAACCTATGGAGGATAAAATGGGTGCTATGGTTCTAACTGGTGTATTTATAGTTATTTTGCCTGTTATGGCTTATATTGGCGACAGAATCTAAGGAGGTTAAAATGCCAAACTTCGTTAAAAAGGTAAATGTTTACGATAACAATTTATCTTTAATATACTACGCTTCTTTTACTTCAACGAAAGAAGCCGAAGACTATGCTCGCAAACTCAGAGCAAAGTTTTTAGATCGTATTGGTAAAATAGAATTGGAGAGTGTGTATTATGAACAAAAATAAAATGACTCAAGAAGAAAAACTTGAGTATCTTAATTCAATTAGCTTTAGCAACCTTGTTAAAGCAATTGATGAAAAGTGGTCTCATACTTATGAAGACTACATCGACGAAGAGTTTGAACAACAACTTGAGATTGTTGGATACTACTTCGACGAGGATGCACAGTGAGATTCTCAATGCCCATTAGCAATAGTGGGTATTTTGGGTTTCATTGAGATCCTCCCTGTGTTGTAACTAGCCCTCTTTCTTAGAGGGTCTTTTAGACCACAGGGGTCTACAACGCCAAAAGGAGATATACCATGGCTAACACTGTAAAG